AGCAGGAAAACCTGTTTCAAATAAGACCTATGAGGAATATTATAAAGATTTAATATGAACTTAGAAAACGTAATTTATAAATTACGCAGAGCTTTAGATAACAGAATTAACTCATTATCAATCTCAATAACGTCCGGAGGGGTTGACAATATGGAAACATATAAGTATATTATCGGACAAATTAACGCCCTAGAGGCAACTAAACAGGAACTCTCTAACCTGCTTAATGAAAAGGAGCAAAATGAAGGAACAGTCGTCGACATCAACACAAAAGATTCACTTACCAAATAAAGATTTAGTTGGTTTAAAAAGATCAGAAGAACAAACAGAAGTTACAACAGAAAAAACAAAATTACCAAACCCCACTGGTTGGAGAATATTAGTTTTACCATTTAAAATGGGTGAGAAAACTAAAGGTGGTGTTTTACTAGGACAAGAATCCTTAGACCGTCAACAAGTAGCATCACAATGCGGAAATGTAATCGCAATGGGAGATGCTTGTTATGTGGATAAAGAGAGATATCCAAAAGGTCCGTGGTGCAAGGTCGGTGATTGGGTGATCTTTGCTCGTTATGCAGGGTCACGTATAGAAATTGAAGGGGGAGAGGTTCGTCTTTTAAATGAAGATGAAGTTTTAGCAACAGTACAAGATCCAACGGACATCTTGCACAAATATTAACATAGGAAGGAACTATGCCAGAAGAAAATAAAATAAAGAAAGAAGATCCGAAGGTAGACTTAGATACTTCAGGCCCTGAAGTAGATGTAACTTTACCAGAAGAAAAGAAGGAAGAAGTACCAGAGATCACGGAACAGGAAACAAAAGAAGCAGTAGTAACAGAAGTCAAGGAACAAGAACCAGAAACAACAAAAGAAGATGATTCTAAACTAGAAGAATACAGTAAAGGCGTTCAATCACGTATTGCTAAACTTACTCGTAAGATGAGAGAAGCAGAACGTAGAGAAGGTGCCGCTGTTGAATATGCTCAAGCTTTAGAAAATCAAAGAAAACAAGATCAGTCTCAATTTAAAAAAATGGATACTGATTATTGGTCTAGATTTGAGAAAAATGTAAAAACAGGAATGGAGTCTGCTCAAAAAGAATTAGCAAGCGCCATTGAAGCTGGAGATGCAACTGCTCAAGTCGAAGCTAATAAAAGAATTGCTTCACTTGCATTTGAGAATGCTAAATTGGAGCAAAGACAAACACAACCTGTTGAACCGGAACAACCTGTTCAACAACTTTCAGACGGTGGAAGATTACCACAGCAAACACCTCAAGAACTCCCTGATCCTGATCCTCAAGCAGAAGCTTGGGCAGCTAAAAATACATGGTTCGGTAAAGATAGAGCCATGACTTTTACTGCATTTGAAATCCACAAGGATCTAGTAAATGAGGGTTTTGATCCTAAATCAAATGATTACTATGCAGAAGTTGACAAAAGAATTAAGGTTGACTTTAGTCATAAATTTGCTAAAGGTGGTGATGTAGAGCATTCGTCCAAGACCAATCAGTTGGTCGCTTCAGCTCAGAGAAGCGTAAAACCCGGACGCAACACTGTGAGACTCACTTCCTCTCAGGTAGCAATAGCTAAAAAATTAGGAGTGCCACTCGAAGAATACGCAAAACAAATAAAACTCACGGAAGGAGCGTAAAATGAAAAAAGAAGATAACAATACTTCACGTGCGAGTCAAACACGGTCAAAAACTGAAAGACCAAAAGTGTGGACTCCTCCATCTTCTCTAGATGCACCCCCTGCACCTGATGGATTCAGGCACAGATGGATAAGGGCAGAGAGTTTAGGATTTCAAGATTCTAAAAATATCTCTGGAAGATTAAGATCTGGTTATGAGTTAGTGAGAGCTGACGAATATAAAGATCAAGATTATCCTATTATCCAAGACGGTAAGTACAAGGGGATTATCGGGGTAGGTGGCCTAGTGCTCGCTAGGGTACCCGAAGAAATCGCGAAGCAAAGAACTGATTATTATGCTAAACAAGCACAAGGTCAGGAAGAAGCGGTTGAACACGATTTAATGAAGGAAGAGCATAAGAGTATGCCTATTGATGTAAGTAGGCAATCTCGTGTAACCTTCGGTGGTACAAAGAAAAGTTAATTTTTTAACTATTCCTACTCATCGATTTAATTAACCGTCCACTTCGGTGGACAAAAGGAGTAAACTATGGCTAATAGAAATAGCGCAGGATGGGGATTTAAACCAGCTGGGACGTTAGGTAATACACCGGCGACTCAAGGTCTTTCTCAGTACTGGATAGATGCTGCATACTCAACTTCTGATTTATTCCACGGACAGGCGATGAAATCGTCTGGTGGATATTTAATCTCAGGTGAAGGTGGAGATACGTCTACAACAGTAGGTGTATTGTTCGGTATCTTTTATAATGCGGCTACTACTAATAAACCCACATGGGCTCATTGGTATGACGCAACAATTACTCCAGCAAACAGTGAAGACACTCAAGCGTTTGTTAATGACTATCCTTTTCAGAAGTACACAATTTCGACTGATGCAGCAGTAGCAGCTAATGTTCCTGCAGCTCACGTGAAGTTTATGGAAACTTATTCCGTAAATGGAAACACAGGCGGAAGTACTACTACAGGAAACTCAACAACAACTCTTGAAATTGGACAAACTCATGCAACAACTCAATCATGGAGACTATTAAGAAGTGCAGAAGATCCTGAAAATAATGATCTTACAGCAGCTTATTGTACTGTGGAAGTTGTTCAAAACTTGTCCGAATTCGTCGGAACTGGAACATAATAGGAGCATAAAACTATGGCAATATCAAGAGCACAGCTAGTTAAAGAACTAGAACCAGGTTTGAATGCACTATTCGGCCTGGAGTACAAACGGTATGAAAATCAGCATGCTGAAATTTATACAACCGAGTCAAGTGACAGAGCTTTCGAAGAGGAAGTAATGTTATCTGGATTCGCTAACGCACAAGTAAAAGTAGAAGGTTCTGGAGTTTCATTTGATGAAGCACAAGAAACCTACACTGCTCGTTACACTCATGACACACTTGCTTTAGCATTTGCAATCACAGAAGAAGCTATCGAAGATAATCTTTACGATAGACTAGCTTCTAGATATACAAAAGCTTTGGCAAGATCTATGTCTAATGCGAAACAAGTAAAAGCGGTATCACCTTTGATTCAAGGTCTTCCTTCAACGGATAACTACGATTCAGGAGATGCTGTATCTTTGTTCAACACTTCACACACAACTGTAAGTGGAACAGTGGTTAAAAATACTTTGTCTACGCAAGCAGACTTAAACGAAACATCATTAGAGCAAGCATTGATTGACATTGCTGCAATGACTGATGAAAGAGGATTGAGAGTAGCGGCTAAAGGAGTGAAAATGATTATTCCTTCAGCTAATCAGTTCAATGCTGAGAGATTATTAAAATCTCAAGGTAGAACTGGAACAGCAGATAATGATATCAACGCTGTTGTGTCAATGGGAATGGTTCCTCAAGGATATAGAGTGAACAATTTCTTAACTGACTCAGACAGTTGGTATATTATTACTGATGTGCCTAACGGTATGAAAATGTTCCAAAGAGCAGCTTTAAAAACTGCTATGGAAGGCGATTTCGATACTGGCAACGTTAGATACAAAGCTAGAGAAAGATACTCATTTGGAGTATCTGACTATAGAGGTATCTTCGGCGTTGAAGGTGCGTAAGCTAAACTAAATTTGTGGCGGCCTTAAAACCGCCACATTTCTAAAATAGAAAGAAAAAATGAGAAAATTCCTAGTTCATATCAATGCTTATCAATATCAGTCTAAATTTGAGGTTTTGGCTGAGGATAATCGTGAATCTATTGAAAATTCAATAGTTGACAAATTGGGACAAGGTGATATAAAGTGGGAGTATCTTGGAGAAATGATGGATCCCAAGATGAACAGAATAACCTATGAGGAGGTTATAGATGGTCAAAGACCTATACAAACAAAAAAGGTCCTTGGAGTTGAGGTGGCAACTGGAGTATGAGCAAGAAGGCAAATATACTCTGGATATGGTCAGAATTGATGACAAAATTAGAGAAGTCATTACTGAGATCAAGCTCGAAGAATCTAAGATTGCAGATAGAGAAAATGCAATCAATAATGCTGCCCCCCAAGTTTCTGTGGCAACTTAATTAAACGCCACATCGCTGAAATCGTACTTTTATGCAAGGATCTCTTGCACTCTACTTAAATCTACTATATAAAAAAATCACTATACAATTAATTAGGATACTGACGCGTGTAGTCGACGGCCTATAGACAGTATTCGGAAAAATAGGAGGATATAATTATGGCAAATACAACGTTTAACGGACCAGTACGTTCGGAAAAGGGTTTTCAA